AGACAGTTTTGATACCGCCGACTGAATCACGGCATCCGAGGGCGTAGCCCGTAGTGAGGGAACAAGACATAGTGTATATTTTATTTTAGGGATGGAACAAAATAACGGGGGGAAGTTTCCCTCCCCCTTACACTTAGGCCAGTTTGAAGTCAACCATCAAGTCGGGATAGGCGAACTGCACACCTGCTTTGAAGGCGGCCTGGAAGCGGACTTCATCGTTGTCCTTGGAGTACCACAACTCAAAGTTTTCCTCGTCGGAGAGCAAGTCGGTTCCGTAGAAAAGGTTACCAAGGTAAGTTGCGACGATGCGGTTGGTAGAGGTCAAACCTGGGACGGCAACGATGCGGACATTGGTACCAGGGTAGATGATGTCACCATCGGCCAAACCTTGGAGGTCCACTTGGTTGTACATAACACCTGTCTGCGACTTCAACGCTCCAATCAAGGTGCGGAAGTTGTTCCATCCGCAGAAGATGACGAGGTCGGTTTTGGTCAAGATAGCCTGTGGGATATCGTTGTAAACCTTGTCAAAGATGGTGATGACATTGGAAGTCGTGATACCGACGGAAGCCGATACTGGGTTCCAAGTTGTAGAGGAAGCGTTGGCAAGAACGGTAGAACCCGATGCGGCGTTCAGCAACTGGTTTACACCGCTGAAGTAGGAGTTACCCTGCCAAATGGCGGTTTCCAAGGCTTCGGCGATACGCAGAGCCTTCTGCTCGGAGAACGCCTGCTCAAAAGGTACGCCGTCGTATTGGCTACCAGCGGTCAACTGGGACTGCATCCAGTACTGCTCAAGTGAGCGAGGGCAAAGAGCCTCTTGGATTTTCATCACGCCAACGGTGATGTTACGCTGACTGAAGGTCGTGTTGCCTGTTGCAGACCAACCGCACACGGTTCCTGACCCGATGTTTGCATCGGTGTCCATGAGGTTGAGGGCGGCGGCTGACTTGATGCCCACTTGCTTGGTGAACAGGGCAGCAGAGCGAGCGGCGAAGACCGCTTTGGTGATGAGGGGCAGCCTTTGTTGGTCGGTGTAGGCTGAAAGGTTTCCGAAAGAAAATGCCATGATTTTGTTTTTAGGGGGTTAAAGTTATTTGGAGTTTTTAAGAGTTTGGATTGATTGTGCGATGGCCGCAAAGTTTTGAGCGGCTGATGCCTTCCGTTGCTCCACAATAGCGGAGGCGGTTGGCTTGGGGGCTTCCGAGGGAAGTTCGGCGACCTTTTCTACGATGTCGGTCATGGTTTCCATCTGCGATGCAAATGCGGCCATCTTGTCTTTCATTTTGCCCATCTCGGTATAGGCGGCCTTCAGTTCCTCCATGATGGACACCAAGTGCTTTTTGACGATTTCTTCAACCATCAATGGGTCTACCATTGGGTAACCTTCGGCGATTTCACTCACCACTTCACCAGCAACTTCGGGGGTTATCTCAGCAGCGACGGCGACTTCTTCAGCAGGTGCTGGGGCTTCGGCTACGACGACTTCGGTGATTTTGCCACCTTCGGTCTTGATGACACCAACGCCTTCTACTTGATGCTCACCATCGGGAGCGGGCAGGGTTTCGTCTTCGGTGATGACATAAACGGCGGTTCCTGCAACGAGGTCGCCGTCCACTCGGACAACAGTACCATCCACCAACTTGTAGTCGGCAAAGGCTTGCTTTTGGGTTGTGAACTTCCGCAACTCGGTGCGGAGAGTGTCAATGGCTGCTTTTAGGTTCATGTTATTGGGATTTGTAGGTTGGGTTGATATGTTGCAAAAAGTTGGTCAAATCGTCTGCGAGGCCCGCAAGTGCGACCTCCAGTTCGGTTCCTGTATTTTTCATCCCGAATAGCCCTTCCACGGAGAAACCTTTGAAGGCGTGGCGATTCTCCCACACTTCGTCGTTCTCCACCTTGAAAGACCCGAACCAAGAGCCATCGGGGGTGTCCTCGTAGCCTTTGGGTGCAAGGATGCCACGCTCGGTGTCGGTGATGTAACTCTCGAACATGAACACGCCATCGAGTTCGGCGTTGTGGTAGGCGTTCACATTGTGCTGGTTGCCTTGCTTGAAGTACTTTTGGACGATTTTGCGGATGGTCGCTTTGTCAAAAACCACATAGTACTCCCCATAGGTGTCGTCCTTCCGATAGATGGGCGTGTCTGCAAGCATGAGCGGTCCAGTCAACACCCTGCGTTCCCCCGTTTCGGCAAAGCGTTGCGGGGTCTTGGCGAAGGCTTGGAAGGGTTTCTCAATGGCGGGCATATCAACAAGGGCCACGAATTGCACGCCTTCGTCCACTTCGTCCACGGTCATTCGGTACACGGGAAGTTCCATGGTGGGATATGTAGCGGTTAGCCCAATGTTGCAAATTCGGACAAGCGGCGCACCCTGCTGGTCGTCTGCTGAATATCACGCTCCACTACATAGGCCCGCATGGGTTGGTTCTGCTGACCCTGACCCGATGACAGGTCGCCCGTTCCGAGGTTGGTCGTTTGGGGACTTGTAAAGGTTGGAGGCGGGGTCATAGTCGCATTGCCAGCGGCAGGGGATGGGGCTGAATTTCCACCTCCACCGCCTTGAAATTGGGTTGACCTAATCTTGGCCACATTCGCAAGACCTGACGCTATCGTAAGTGCTGCCTGCACGAATCGCTGACCTGGGAACACTTCCTTGAGAGGGTCCATTGCTAATGCCGCATTTGCAGCGAGGTAGGTGTTGACGATGGCTTGAGCGATGCTTGCCGCCTTGGCTATGTTAAACGCCTTCCGTTGTGCTGCCTCACTCTGCCCTGCCGTTGCCGTGATGATGTCGCCAATGATAGAGAACGATTGGTCAGCCATTTGTTGTTGGGCTTGACGCAAGTCAGCCTCACGCTGGAGTTGACCCTCCTTTGATGCCTTGTCCCTTGCATTTTCCAAAGCCGCATATTGCATCCTTGAAGCCGCTTCCTTTCGCATCCCCGCAATAATCGCTGCCTCGTAATCTGCCGCAAATTGCTTTTGTAATTCAAGACGCTCGTAATATCCCTCAATCTCAATAGCCTTCGTTCGCTCTTGTTCTGCCTTGCGGTCAGCAAGGGCTTTGTCCCTTCTTGACTTTTCTGCTGCTGATAGAGTGCTTGCCGCTTGGTTAATTATCTTGGATTCTTCCTTGATTTTGATGTCAAGCAACTCAATCTCTTGGCGCAAAGCCGTTTGGTACTTATCATTTTTGACCCCAAAGCGAGCGACATCTTCCTGCAATTTGCGGTCAAGTTCAGCCTTTTCTGCTTCAAGTGCCTTCCTGCGGATTTTGGCAAGGTCTGCCTCGGTTGCTCCGTTGGCTTTGAGTTTCCGTTCATAGTACTCAAGCGTTCCAGCGGTATCTTCCAAGGAGCGTTTCAAGTCCTTTTGCGAACTTGTAGCCTCCTCCGTCACTTTGTTAAAAAAGCCCATTGCTTCGGCAATCAAGCCAAGCACGACCAAGATTCCCGCAAGACCCAATCCCGCAAGGGCAAGCCTAAACAACCTCGTTTTTTCAGTTGCATCACCTACGACCGTGGCGTAGGCTTTTGTTGCAAGGGTATTCAGCCCCATCATTACCGACGATTCCTTCTGCAAAAGATTCGCCACTTGCTGAACACCGTTGGCCAGGGCTATTGCCCCCTGCACCTTGAGCATTGCCTTTTGCAAGTCCTCATTCTCATCCCCGAACAATGCCGCCGCTCCTTGAGCGATTTGGAAGCCTGCTGCTATGCCCTGCACCGCACCAACAAAAGCGTCAATCCTTTTGGTGTCGGATGCGAGGTTTTTAATGCGTTGATTTACATCGCCAATCTCATCCTTGAGTTCCCCTGCCGCCTGTTCCAACCGCCTGAATGCGTCGGTTCCTTGCTGGCCTGCTTCGGCCATTGCAATCAGTTCTTTCTGCATTTCACGCAGACGCTGCTTTGCGCTTTGCGTTCCTGCACTTGTGCTATCCTTGAGGCTTACCTCAAGTGCAATTTCTTTAGTTACATCTGCCATATCTTAGCCTTCGGAGGGTAGTTCGGGGTTAATGGGGGGTTCATACCCTGGGTCCACAGGGTCGGGGTCAATCGGGCCGTTGAACAAGAATTCGGGGTCGCTTGCAATCGGTGTGGTCGTGGTTGCCGCAAAGTCGGTCAGGTTGAGGATGCGTCGGAGCGTGACACGGCACGGCTTCATCTGCCCTACCAAATAGTCCCGAATCTCCAGCAACCTCCACCGAATACCGCCGTAGTACACGGGCTTGCGGAAGTCAAGTTGGTAAATGTCCACGCTTGATAGCAGCATCGTGAGTTCCAACTGCAAGGCTTCCTGACTGACCGTTTCGTTGATGTAGTTCAACCAGTAGGTGTTGTAGAGGTTGTTATTGGTGTAGGCGTACGGCGACCCGCTTGCGTTCACGGCGTTGTAGTACACCAAGCGAGGCTGCCCAAAGGTGAGGTCCACATTCGGGGCGTAGGGGTTGTCAATGTGGGACACGAAGGGCATCTTAAGGATACCGACGGATAGGGCCGTGTTCCCGCTGACCCCGTATTGGTAGGCCCATTCGGTCTGCCCCTCAATTAGGTTGTACTGCGCCAATCGGTAGCCCGTCTGCAGGGCTTTGATGGTCCCGCTTGCGAGCGTTCCGTCAATGTCCCAAGTTCTGCCGACGATTTTGTCCGTGCTGAAAGATGCGGGTATAAGAGTGCCGCACAGGGTTTCCACCACCTTGTCCCCCTTGCCGTAAAAGTTACCCGTGTTGAAGATTCGCCCCCCGTAGCCTTCCCTTGCAAGCGGGTAGGATTGTTTATAGGTTTTGGACAGGTAATCACCCATGTCCTTGTACTTGAAGATGATATTGGTATAGGCGTTGGGGTCGCCATTGGTGAGGTTCTGCTCGGCGTTCTCATCCGACTTTTGCGACCAATCCACCACCGACCCGCTGGAATAAAAATCCTTCCAAGGTTCAATATAAAGCAGTTTCGGGTCTTGTGGGTCGGGCATGAACTGGAGGTTGAACATCTTCTGCAAATCTTGCAGGAGGTCGCTCTGCTTGACATCGGCAGGCAAGGCCGTCCGCATATCCAGCACCCCGATATTGGATGGGTTTTCTAGACAGGTCCATTGAACTGTTGCGCCCGATAAAAGCGTATAGGGTTGAGTTACTCCGCTCCTTATGTCCTCAACACGAAACCCAATGTTTGCGGTAGTGTTTGCTGGTATAGTGATATTCTCAAAGGTAATTTTTGTGGCTTGGTTATTTACTACATCAAAATTTCCAATTACCGCATTATCAGTACCAGCAGTCAAATTCCTTACCGACATACTACACACAAAACGATGTTGCCCACCTGGCGACACAAACGACCCGCTTAAGGTAAAATTGATGTCAACATTCCATCTTGTATCGGTCGCAGGTGCGACAAAGGTGCTGGACGATGCGACCCAGTATCCTGGGTTGTCGTAAAACGGTGCAGGGGTGTCTTTAGGAAAATTGAGTGTATAGTTTGTAAGCAAAAATATATTGGTGTTCCCCGTGCTTTGAGCAAGGATGTTGGACCCCGACAGGTTTATCGGCATCGTCCCCGCTGCATAAGGCATCACCAACTTGTTGAATAGGGACGAATTAAAGAATGTGCTGGAATAACGGAACCCTGCCTCGGCGAAGATGAGGTCCACCATCTTCTTGACATAGATGCTTGGACCGAGCCTCCACCACGGGGCTTGGAACCAGCCGCCGCCTTGGTTCAAGATGTCCGTGAACCCCGCCGCATCCACCACGCCGTAAACATACCCGCTACTCAACGCACCCGATGCCGTCCAAGTTCCGCTCACATGGCCGCTCGTGGGCGTGTGGTTCATCCCTGTCACTCCCGCCGTGTTCACCAGCATATTGCCCTCAATGGCTTTGAACAGGGACACATTATCGGTGAACAACCCGACCTCGTAGGTGACGGTCCCCTTGGTTTTGCTCATTGATAGCAACTGCAGCACGCCCGAAAACACCTGCACGCCATCCTCCCACATAGCGGCACGGATTCGCTTGTTGGGTTGGAATCCACCCACAAAGGACTGGATGTTGTAAGCATACGCAAAGCAGGCCCGATTCGTCGGGGTGTTCGGCAGGGTAATGGTCTTTGAGAACGACCCCCGTTGCTTTGTCACATCCTCAATGTCGCCAATGGAATAGGTGACGGCAATGTCGGTCCCGCCCATAGTGTCAAGGACATAAGCGAGTTCGGGCATGGCATTCAGCCCCGCAAAGCGCAGGTACAGGCAGTCAAAGCAAGCGTCTTCCTTGGTGTCCGCTCCATCGGCATCGGCACGGGTGTTGAAGTTGTTCCACGCCGCCAAGTCGTTGATGAAACTGGTCGTCGGGTAGGCTATGAGGGTTACACTCATAGGATGTTGTTGTCGTAGGCTACGGCCACCTCAATCTGCAGTTGGGTCAAGCGGTCATTCCGTCTGGTTACGAATTGATACTGGTTCGCATTGACCACCGCTTCCACAAGTTGGCCACCGAGTTCGAGCCACACATACCCGCTACGCACCATCTCAATCAACCACTCGGATTCGGCGTCGGTCAGCCAATCGCTATTCAGGGCGTACACGAAGTCAAACGACCCCGCCCAAACCTTGTTGTAGGTCGTGGTTGCATAGACATCGGAGTTGTAGCCAAACACTTCCCGCTGGATGTTGGCCCGCTTTCGGTTCTTCATGGTGAAGGTGTAGGAATCAATCCCGCCGTACTTGTTAACAAAGTGAACGGGGATGGAATCAAACCGCTGGCAGGGGCCGAAGGTGAAGGTGGTTTGCACCGAGCCAAGGCCAGCGTTACCCAAGAACTGCACCGTGTAGGAATCGCCCTCCACCGCTCCGCTCAATGCAGAAATAGTTCCCGACAAGTTCGCAGGACCGCAAGCAAATCGTTGAATGTTGAAATCCGTGGTCCCCGAAAGGCTGGGGCTGACTGCGAAATCGTAGTTCACGGATTTGTAGTTCACCCGTGCCGATACGAGCCAAGTGTCGTTAGCCGATACCGTTGTGTACTTGGTCCCGTTGATGGCGAGGAAGTTGCTGCCTCCTTGGTACACCGTGAAAGCCGTCGGGGTTGTCAGCGGTCGGACCGAGTTGAAACTGCTCCCGATGCGGAAGTACGGGCTTAGGCTCCAGTCAGCAAGTTCCAACTGCTCCAGGTTCCCCGCAAAGGCCATCACCCCGCTGACCGTTGTGGTTGCTCCTGTGACGGCGGGGGTGTTCCCGTACTCTTGGGTAAAGTCCAACCTGTACCCCGAATAAAACCCCGAATGGTCCACGAAGCCCGTCTGCGTGAGCGATGGGGCGGTCGGGGCTACGAGGGTCTCCACGACCTTCTGCACATCAAAGAACCCGAAGTTGGTGGTCGGCAGTTTGTCGCATTTCAGCCTTGCCAGCGTGGTCCCTGCGGGGTTCTTGACATCGCAGACATACCTAAAATTAGGCTGGGCAATCAGCGAGCCGCTGACTTTGTAAAGCATCTTGTTGTAAACGGGGGTCGCTACGAGGGGCGAACCCGAAAGGACGGATATGGACATGGGTTATCGGGAAGTTGAAAGGCTGACCTGCTTGCCCAATACCTCGGAAATAGTATTGACGAGCAAATCTATTTGTTCGGGAGTGAGGGCATTGGTGAGGAACTTGGTGGCGTATAGGCCACGCCTGCGGACAAAGTAGGTGATAGACCTTGCGTCTGCGAGTTTCTGCTCTTCAACGGTCCGCATGGCCTTCTTTTCACGGGAATAGGTTGGCGTGACCAAAATCCCTTTGTCGGTAATCCAGTCCGCAATGGCTTGGGTCATCGGTCCAACTTGGTCGCTCTTGCCTCCGCCTTTCTTCTTGAATGAGAATGTCGAGTTTGGCGCACGGGTTGAACTGATAGTCCCCCGCACACCTTGGTCCACGAATTTCCAGTAAGGGTTGGCAAGCAAGTTGACTGCAATCTTTTCGGCAGTCAAGGGGATAGGGTCAAAATCAAGGCTTGCGGATAGCGTTCCCTTGGCGTTCACATCCTTCCCGTCCTCCCGACCCGTGAGCAGGTTCTTTTGTGCAAGTTTGATAATATTCTTCAACCAATCAATCAGCACCTGCTGCCTTGGGTCAACGCCTCCGCCTTTCGGGCTTACGGTTATACCAATGGCTTGAAGGTCGGCGGTTTTGACCTCTTTCATGCTTCCGCTTCCGAACTTGGCAAGTACTTTGGTTTCCATGCTGGTAAATGTAGGCCCGCAAACAAAGTGTCCTACTTGCGGCGCATCCGCTCCGCTTCCATCCGTTCGGCCTCCAAGATGTCGTGGATGAGTAGCGCATAGTTCAGGAACTCCACCGCCTTCATCGCAAAGATGGCCTCAAATTTCAGCACATCCTTGTTGGCCATCCGCCACACCACCATGAGCCAACCGTAGCCAGCGAGGGGGTTGGTTACTGGCCCTGCATCCCCTTGGTCAGGTGCTTGGAATAGTCGCTCAAAACTTTCAAGTAGGATTCTGAACTTAGCAAAAAAAAACTAACGACCCCCCAAACATCGCCAATCTTGGCGTTGGCTTTGAGCAGTTCGGCCCGCTCTTGATGCGAAGCCCCGTCGTATTTCTTAGGGAAGTAGCCGAATAACCCGCCTTCCCTGCAAAGGGTCGCCATTATCCGGTGCAGGTTTTGGACGAGTTTCTTTTCGTCCGTCGTGTCGGTGTCCATGAGGTCAATGAGTTGCCCCGCCGTGAGTTCATCGGTGAACACCGTCGGAATCCACCACTTGCCTCCCGCTTTGAACCGCCTCCTGTAAGCGAGCGTGGGTAACTCGTTCCACTCTGCGATAATCGTCTTGTAACGCTTTGTCAGCCCCTTGGCGGGCATTTCTCGGACGAGTGATACATCCACCCCCTCCACTATCGCCACGACCCCTGCACGCTTGTCATAGTCGGTCAGCACGGGGCTGAACTCCAGCGCAGCGATGCGTTGGAACTGGTCGATGGTGAGGTCTTGGAGTTTCATAACTTAACGAGCCAACTGGTATCGGTGAAGAAGCGGTCGGGTTCGCCAAGGCAGTCCCGAACCGCCTGCAATACTTCGGGCATATACGAATCGTGACCCGCTATAAACCCGCCTTGCTTGACCTTGTTTTTCCATGCGGTGATGTCCTCCACCACCGAGGCATAGGCGTGGTCTGCGTCCACATACACGAAGTCAAGCGAATGGTCATCATACTGCCCAGCCGCTTGGACGCTGGGCAACTTGACCTTGACGATGTTCGGGTAATCGGGGAGCATAGCGTCAAACATCTGCTCGGCTTGGGCTACTGCGCCCCAAGACCAAGGGTCAACGCAATGCAGAAGGCCGCAATGCAGGGAAATGACCCTGCTACTGACACCCGAAAAGCATCCCACCTCAACGCCGTGGTCCGTTGGCTTGATGTAATTTTTGCACAGGTCAACGAGGCCGTCCACCTTGTTCTCGTTCTCCAAGGCGGTCCAATAGACCCTCGGGGTCTGCAATAGTTCTGCGATGCGTTCTTTGTAGTTCATGGGCGGAGGTAGTTGTAATAGGACAAATGTCGTTCAATTCTGCGTTGGCTCGTGCTTCGTGCGACAACTTGTTGGGCAAATAGTCCATCGGCATCATATCGGCCTGCCTGCCATTGGAGGTCGCCGATGACGGAACGCTTGACCATAAACGACCCCGAATCAATGCTGCCGACCCAATAATTCCCAGCGGCCAGTCGGTGTTCACCATTTGGCCAAACTTGCGCCCAACTCACGATGTCTTCTTCGCAGTCCTTGACGCATTCCCAAAAGTCGGGGTGCAGAATAGTATCGTCGTCCAGTTGCAAGACATAGCCGTCTGCAATCAACCTATTGGCGAAGTTGCGCTGACCATGCCCCGCCGTGCTGCCTTCCTCACGATACAGGTGTTGTTCGGCTTCCTTGGGGGTTTCCATATCGGGAAACTCGTCGGCATCGTGTACCACTATCCAGCGATAATGCCTGCTTGGGATGTTGATGGATTCTGCAATGGCTTTGAGGTTTTCGGGCCTACTGCACGGGGTGACAATGTTGATGAGCATGGCTAAAATGTGATAACGAACTTATCTGGTGCAGGCCATCCCTTGCAGGAGTTATAGACGGTCATTCCTTCCCGCTTCCCTATCCAATGCTCGGCCTGCCAGCGGTGCTCCCTTACTGGTTCGCCCAGTTCCCGAATGTGGGATGACTTGGCCCACCAAAAAGTCCCCGCAAAGTAGGGATAACCTTCGGGGTTGTTGTGGTCAGCGATTTGGGGAAACTCCTCTTTGGTCAGCCAGTAGGCTCCCACGCAGTCCGCATTGGCGAGTTCTGCGATGGCCCGCTCCCATGCGACGATGTTGAAGAACACCATGGACCTGCACCAAAGTTGGTTGATGAGGCTGGGGTCGGAACTGCCCTTGGTATGCCCGTACAGGTAGGCGGCATCCTCGGTTTGGCTCGCTCGGTACATCTCGGTCAGCGTGGCTTGCTCCCATGCGTTTGTGCGGGTCACCACCACCTTAATCTTTGCCGCCACGAGCGAATTGTCCAAGATTTCTTTCACCACCTTCCGCTGGTCGGGTGGGCCAACGATGCCGACCCGAATCTCGTCTAACACCTCAATCAGCCCGTAATTGCACAGGGCCATCATGTGTTGGTGCATGATGAGTTGCCATTGGCCGCCGCCTCCGCAGTAAATGTGGTAGTAGTGGATGAGTTTCATAGTAGGGAAGCGATTGCAAAAATCAAAAGCAATAAGAGAAAGAATCTGCCAAAAATCAAAAGCAAATCAATGATGGATTCAAGGTTCATGCCCCAAAGTTACACCACCAAGTACTTCCCTGAGTTACTGACGGCGAGTTTGTTAAGGGCCACATAGCGGAGCGCATCGCAGGCGTGGTTGTAGGAATCTATCGGGACCCCCGTGTCCCGCCCGTCCTTGTCCGTAGCCCAAGTGTACGAGCGGAGTTCCTTAATCAGGTTTGTACTATCCTTGGTCACATGAAGGTTGAACCGTTTCACGATGTCAATTCCCTGCCTTACGCTATCTGGTCCCTTGGATGCGGGCTTGATATTGAATCCGAGGCGATAGATTTCCTCAATGCTCTTCGGTTCTGCTGAATCAGCGACGATTTCCCACGCACGGGTAATGCCGAATTCCTTCAGCCTTGTGGCGATATCCGAGTTGGTCAGCCCCCGATGGTAGAGCAGTTCGTGAATGAATAAGTCGTCCCCCCTGCGGTACACGGCGACCAAGGCGGTTGGGTCCGTGCTGAACCCCCAGTCAAGCCCGTAGGCGACGAATTTCATCGTGGATGGGTCTATACCATCAACCACCGTGTAATCGCCGTAGATCGCCCCCTGTAGCGTCCCGACTTGGCCGAGGCCGTAAACCTTCCACCAGTTCGCCCAATATGCGGAATGCTCCGCTTTGTCTCGGTTTCGTTCTATATCGTATCGTATCGTATCAGGTAGCGCTTCGTTATCCTGGTAAGTCAGGATTAGAAACTCCGCATCGGTTTCGGGTAAGACCTCGGTGTGCGCCCAAAATTCGTGGGTGGGATTGAAGTCAATGTAGATTTCTTGGCTGGTACGGATGGCCAACTGGTAGTAGGAATCAAAGTCAATGTTGTTCGCCTCGTTGATGTAAAGAACCTGCCGCCTTGCCCCACGGAGGCGGGCTTCGGAATCAGCGGAAAAGAACTCAATCGTGGACCCGTTGGCGAAGTTGTACTGGAGCAGGGTCTTGTTCCAGCGATCGGGAACCCACCTGTGGGTCCATTGCATAATCTTGGCGAAGTCCTTGATGGCCCCCCGTCGCAGGTGAGGGACGGATTCGGACACGACCGAAATCTCGGACTTGGGATGGCGGGCTGCGTGGTCAATCAGGACCGCAAGGATGCCGAAGGTTTTGGATGCGCTCGTCCCGCCTTGGATTACTTTCTTCCGAGCGGTCATCGCCCGAATCTTCTTGATGGCGGTGGTGTACTTAAAGTCCATCGCCAAAAAGCGGCTGCTCAATGGTGATGCTCGTTTCCTGCTTTTCTACAAGACCGTTCAACCGCTGCGTGATGGAAGGATTGTAGATGCCGGCCATGCCTCCCTTGATTTGGTCAGCCCGGATGGCTTCCTTTATGCGTGAGCAGACCGTGGTAAATTCTTGATATGTTCCCGTCCGGTTGAGAAAATACTCCTTGCCTCCATCAGCGATTCCTTTGTCCCAAAGATGTAGCCGGAACCCTTCCATCGTCAATGGGGCTTCCTTTTCCCGATAGACCTGCACGGCTTTTGGCCCAATCCAATCCTTTACGAGGATTGGTTGCTCCTTGGTTTTGTCGCAATATTCCGTGAACTCATCCCATAGTTCACCGGGGGTCGCAAATACCCGTGGCCTTCCTGCTCCCATCAGTATTCGATTTTGTCTATCAGCGAATCAATCTTGTCCACGATTTTCATCTTCACGGCAAAGGCGTTGGGCGAGTTGGATTCCTCCACCGCTCCAATGCAGTCGCAGAGGGTGGTTATCACCATCATCAGCGATTCAGTCCGAGCCTGCCGCTGCGCTTCGGTGTCAACCTTCGTTGAGTTCGCCAAGTTCCCGTAGTTTATTCCTGCTCCATCCGAGGGCCGCTTTGCCACCCCAAAGGAGGTAACTGATGTAACCGCAGTCGCTGGAACTGTCAGCGTTGTCGTAGTAGGTTTCAGCACGGGATAGGTAGGAGTGCATCCGTTTAACGGTTTCAAGGGAAATCCCCTCACCATTTGCGAGTTGCTGCGCCCTGACCTTACCAGTTTGTGTAGCGCACTTGTTCCCGTTGCGCTCGTTAAGTTCAATCCCCCGCTTTGCGTTGTTGCGTACCCCTTCGCCATAGTCGGCATAGGTTTGGAACTGGTCACGGGTTGGGGTTGTTGAGGGCATGGCTGACTTGGTGCTGGTTGGCTTCGGCGAATTGGTCCGCCTCTTGGTAAATGTATTGGAGTGCCGATTTTACGCAGTCAGCGCACCACCAATTTGTGTTGGGTCGTCCGTGGGCGACGAGGATGGTCTGCAAGTCGTGGACCGCTTCGGGGCTTAACCGCATGAACAGGGCGGCCTGATATTGGTCCCAGTAATGGCGGTGCTTGGTTGCCAGCAGGTACTCGTCTTGGGTCATCGGTTCGTGACTTGGAGGATGACAACGGTCAACCCCGCAGAGGCGAGGCCGTACACGGGTGCGAGGATCCAACCGCAAGTGGACCAGGTAAGCAGGACCGCCACCCAAAAAGTGAGGCAAGTCACGCAGGAGAACGGCTTGTGCCGGGCGAACCAGGTCTTGTACCAGGCCTGGGGAAGGACACGGTACTCGGCGATTGCGAGGGCGGTCAGGGAACTAATCAGCAGGGGAAATATCAGCGTGTCCATGGGATTGAATGGCGGCCTTGATTTTGGCCTTGGCTTGGTCGATGGAATAAATGATGGAGCGGTACGGGATGCCCGTGTCACGGGACAACTTCTTCATGTTCCCTGTTCGCAGGTGGAGGCGCAGCAGTTCCTTGTCGTACGGGAAAGCCCCGTCCTTGGCCCAAGTGTCCATCTCGGCTTCGGCAATGGCCCACAGGTCGTCCATCAAGGAATCGTACTCCGCTTGTGGAATTGGGGAGTCGGGGTCAAGTTCTTCGAGCAGGTCGTGGTGACGGTACTTTTGGGCGAACTGGTTGTTCTTGCCTCGGTAGAGGTTCAGCAGCAACCGCACCACATAGAATTTGAAGTACCCCTGCGCCTGTATTTGCAGAATCTTGGCGGGGTCTTTCTCCAGCAGGATGAGGACGCACTCCTGTTCCAAATCTCGCCAAAGCGGGTCGCCTCCCGTGATGGTAAGGCAGGCTTTGCGGATTTCGCCACTTCGGTAGAGGTCCAGTATGATGGTGTCTGCTGACTGCATGCACAAAGATTGCAAAAAAAAAGGGTCAGCGGTTAGGCTGACCCCTTGGGCGTGATAGCGGTTTCGGGCTATTCGGTGGGTGGAAGTAGCAGAGTGTCAGTGATATAAGACCCTTCAGCGGTCTGCAAATACTCTTGGGCATTGTTGAAAACTTGCCTCCGAAGGTAGCGGAGTTGCGGCTTCGCCTTGCAGTCGTTGTTGAAGGATTCCAAGTTTATGATGATGGTGGAATAGTGCCGATTCAGTTCCTTACCGATAGCCGCAAAGGTGAACAGGTACTCGTTGTAGGCGATATCGGCCACGATGTTCCGAGCGATTACGCAGGGCCGTTCCCGTGATGGGGACCGCACTTGGTCGGGGGTTATGCCGAATATTGCCGCCGTGGTGTCAACGAGGTGGTGGATGAGGGCTGGGGTCATGGGTTTATGGTTTGGGGATTATAGGCCATTTACACGACAGTAATAACAATAAAAATAGTTTACAACTATGTAAAACGGGGCTAATGCAAACCCGAATACAATTATGAAAATCACGAAAATTGGAGTTGCTATTTCGTTGTGAATAAACCAATAAAGGAAATTACCAAAACGACTTGTAGCAAGTTGTATAGGCGATTGCTGAGTTTCTCTATTATTGTTCATGGCTTATACTATTTCGGGAATTGGCATCCAATAAGCGACTTCACAAGTAAACCAAGAGTGGTTTTCGGAGTGCCATTTATCCTCTTTGACCCAATACCAAGCAACAATTTGCATTCCTTCGTTGTCAGTAATCAGCACGGGTTGCCCATTAAAGGGCATTTGGTCTTGGGGTCTTATCCAGGGCATGGTCATGCGTTTTTGGCTTGAAGGATTCTACCGAGCAGGGTCCAATTCACGGACCAAGGCTTGATGGTTTCGGAGCGGTCGGGGCGGCTGCAAGACACGCACTCCTTGCGGATGTGGATTTGCCAGCGTCGGAAATCGGTGGGGGTTGGTTTCATGGGTTTTGGTTTAGGTTTAACAAAAATATACACAAGTTAGGAACATTCAGCCAACACCCTTTGGAAATCTTCCACGCTTCGGATGACTACATATTTGTAGCCAACTGCTTCCACGACCCCCTGCCACCACTTTTGGGATAGGGACTGCTTGCCCTTGGGGTCTTTGAACTCCAAGAACACGGCACCAGCGGCAGACAGGTATATCATGTCGCTCACACCCGCAACCACGCCCATAGCCTTCATCACGCTTCCCGCATACGCAGACGGGGCGTTGTTGTTGACGGTGAATAATCGGCCCCGCTGGTCGGGGAAGTTATTCCAATGCCATTGGAAGCACTCGGCTTGAATCTTGAACTCTTGCATGGGTAAGTTATTTTAGGATTGGAAAACGGTCTTTGTTGTGGAAGGCCCAGCCTGGCTTCCATCCCATATAGCGGATGAACTCCAAGGCTTCGGCTTTGCTCTTGCATTGGTTGTGAAGGACCCAATACGGCGAAATTACTTTGGCCTTGGCCAGTTGTGCCTTTTGGTACATGCTGCTGGTCGTGGCCAACTGCATGCCCTGCGCCTTGGTCATCAGGTGCAGGTCCACCATCTCGCCCTGCTCTTGCGGCTTGCGCTGGTACTCGTAGCCGCAATGCTTGCACTTCATCGCTCCCACGGGGATAATCGCCTCGCAGCCCTTACAGTTCTTCGCCCCGCCAACGCCATCGGATTTCTTCTTGCGTTTCTTTTTTAGGGACCAATCACGGTTGGCTTCCCAAAATCCATGGTGGTTTACATTGTTGCCGAAATCAAGGATCGTGAACTCCCGCTTGGTCGGGGTCACCCTGGAGCCACGGCCCACCATCTGCATGAATAGGGGAAGGCTTGCGGTTGCCCGGTAAAGGATAACTACCTCAATGGTTGGTTCGTCAAATCCCGTGGTCATAAGATCGCAGTTGCAAAGAATAGCATCGGGGGTATGCTTAAACCAAGCCAGCACATCGGCCCGCTCCTGCTTGCCCATGTCCCCATCCACATGGCGGGCGTTGTGGCCTGCGTTCTGCAAAGCGGCGCAGACCTCTTGACTGGATGCAATATTGCTCGCAAACAGGATCGCCTTCTTGCCCCTGCAATGCCTTCCGTAGTTTTTGACAACGCCATCAAATACCCTCCGCTTGGAATAGACCGTGGCCATCTGCTGGGTATCGTAGTCATCGCCACGCATCCCGATTCCCGATAGGTCCAAGTTTGTCCCATAGGTGACGGGACTGGCAAGGAATCCTTGGCGTATCAGTTCCCCGACCTGCACAGGGTTGTGAAGTACCTGGTAGAACTTGGACAGGCATTCTTGGTTCCCACGACGCAGCGGTGTTGCGGTGGCCCCGATGACCACGGCCTTGGCGGGGATGCTTGCAAGTAGCGGGTTGAAGGTTTGCTTGTGTGCCTCGTCAATGATCACCAGGTCCATGCCAGCCATGAGGTCGGCATAGTCGGCCTTGTTCTTGCGTCGGGCGTAGGTTTGGGCCATAGCAATGAAACAGTTGCCCGAAACATCCAGTCGGGGTTTGCCCGCTTCAATGAGGGTTGGAACGATCCCGAACTGATCCAGCGCACCGTTGGATTGCTTCAGCAGTTCAACCCGATCGGTGAAGATGATGCACCGTTTCCCCCGCTGAAGGGCCGATGCCACCATGAAGGTGAACATGACGGTCTTGCCGCTTCCAGTCGGAGCGCACAGGATTATGTGCCTCTTGCCCTCTGCGATACTTGTCCGCATTTGGTCAATGGCTTGGTTTTGGTAGGGTCTGAGCGTAGTCACTTGTAGTCACTTTGGTTTTTGAGAAGTGACTACAAAAAACGGCCTTCCTGATATCGTGGAGGCGGTTGTAGTCAGTGTAGTCACTTGTAGTTACTTTTTTTCTTATGAGTAGATATACATCACACATGCACACACGCACACGCTCGTATATATTGCCAATGTAAAATAGGGGTCAAAACTGACTACACTGACTACTTAAAACGGAATGCCTTGATTAGTAGGCGTTTGGGCGTAGTCACTTCTTTCGTAATTTCTGACTACAAAATAGCATCCGAGGAAATTTCGCTCCCTTCGGCATACTTTTTGACACCCAAGGGACTTTAGGATGGCTCCAAGTTTGTGTGCGGACACATGCTGGCGGGTGCAGGTCTCAATGACATCCTTGATCTCGGAGTTGGTCAGCCACTTGCCTTCGGGGTCGTCGCTCCGATCGGGGATGGTAAACAATTTGAGCAGGAGTTCTTTCTCCACGGCGGGCTGGACATTCAGTTGGGTCCGATCGTTGAGGATTGCGATCTCGGCTTTGGACAACTGCCAGGCATCGCTTCCGTGGGTTTGAATGGCATGGTAGCACTCAATGAATAGGTCGGTCTTGTCAATGGCATCATAGGCATCCCAGTCAATGCTTGCGGCCACCACGGGCAGAATCCGTCGGTTTCCCGTTGGGTCATTGATGACTTCTTCGTCGTTGGAAGTCCCGCATAGGACCGCATAACGGTTCAAATCTTCGTGGACCCGTCCGTAGGGCTTGCGGATGCTAAAGGTCTGCTTGGAGGATAGTTCCTTCAGTTTCTTGGCCTCCTGCTTTGATTTGCCCCCGAACTCGTCATCGCAGAGGATAATCTTCTTGCACATGAGGATCTCGTCGTCCTTGCCTGCATCCAGTTTTGATTCCCCATAATAAGACCGCAGTTCGGCAGGGAGGATATTGCGGAAGAAGTTTGTCTTGCCGATACCCTGGTCCCCGCATAGCACCAAGATGGCCAGCGAGTAATCGCCCTGCATGCTTGCAACCACGGAGCAGAGCCACTTGTAGATACACATCTGCACGAATGCGTGTTCTTGGGTCGTGCTGGTGATCGTGTTGGTCAGGGCTTCAATGCACCCCTTCGGTTGGCGGTGGCCGTTTTTGGCGAAGAACTCCAAAAACGGATTGTAGGTAACGACAAAATCCGAATCCACGATGGCGTTGACCAGTTGCATGTTGACCTCCTTCTTGCCGAAGTTCTCCAAGCAAGCGACATAAATATTATTGAGATCCGTATCGTTAATCGGTTGGCCGTTGAGTTCAATGTTTCTAGTCACGGCGTTGCGGCGCAGGTCGTAGGATCGCAGGTACGCTTTGATCTGCTTGATGGGCGAATCCTCGGTTGATGCGGTTTTGAGTTCATCGCTATCCATTTGCATGGTGTGTGCGACGATTTCATCCAACTGCTCGACATCAATCTGATCAATTTCCCGAAGGATGCGGACCGCCGTTTCGGTAGCGGAGGCGATGTCTTTTGGGCCGCCATTGGTTCCCACTCGCATGCGGTGGGTCTTGGCGGTTGAGACGATGTGGCGGGTTTGCGGGGTTTGGATTTCAACGCCCGCATTCTTAGCCAGCCACATGAAGGACGCAAAGGATACGGAGTTCTGCTTGGTTTGGCAGAGGGCTTTGTACTTCCGATCGCAGGCTTGTGGGTCGTACTTCGGGGATATGGCTGACACCCGATGGAACAAGTCCGCACCCATGTCCTGGTACTTTGCGGCAATGGCAAAGCCGATCTTCACCCAGTCAGCATAGGAGTTGGTAAGGTCAATCCGCTTGGCTTCAATCTGCTGGACGATATGCTCCACATCGTGTTCGCCGTGTGGATAGAATTTTGGTGCAGGCGTTGCCTTGGCTTTGGGAAGGTAGGCTTTGAATACGGCCACCTTGCGTTCGGTGTGGTAGGCTTCGGGGTCAAAACTGACGAACCGAAGGCGGGACACATCCTTGCATGCGGGGTCAATAATGATGTGGTACTTATCAGCCAATCGTTTTTCCAAGGCGAAGAACGCTTCCAGGTGCCGATCGGGTTCAATGCGGTAATAGGCGGCATACCCTTCCCCTCCCGTGGACTTGTGCATGGCAAGAAGAAACTCGTCATTCAGCAGAGCCTTCATGTTCACGCCCTCGTTGTCCTTGGCATCAATGTCAATGCAAAGGATCCCCGAATGGGTGTCAAGGCCGTCCCTGCCCTGCTTCTTGAACTTGCCGCTTGGTGTAACGGCAGAAAGCCTGCGTTTGGTTTCGTCCGTCTTGGCGGCACGGTATGCGGTCACTTCGTTGTACCAATACCCATCACGGATATTGGTGATGTACTCCGCAAAGTCCAGGTGATCGTCGGGCGTGGTGTTGCGTGTTGCCGCTCCTTTTGCGGCCTTGAATAGTGAAATTGTTGCCATAGGGTAAGAAAAAAACGCCCTGACTGTTGCGGCAGCCAGGGCGAGGGGTTACGATGGAATGAACCCTTTATCTAAACACCGCATGGCCGCAATCATGTGGTGGTTACTTGTAAATGTAATTAGTTCACAAAGTTACACTAAAAAGGCATATCACCATCTTGGGGGGCAAAATTCCCGCCGCTGGTCTGCTGCTGCATGGGTTCCACTTTGCCTGACAAGAACCGCTTGCCGCTCTTGCCTTCCTTGACCCATGCGGATAACCGCATCTTGGTTCCGTCGGGCATGATGATGTCGCCCTTGTAGTCGGGCCGTTTTGGGTTGTCGCCTTTGTCGTTGGCGAACAAGGTGAAGGTGTTGGGTTGTGGGGTGTAATCGCTCATGGGTTTTGGGTTGGGGTTTGGTTAGGTTTAATTGTGTAAGTGCAGTTATCTTCTATGAGCCATTTAGAGGCCCGTAAATCGCTTAGGATTCGGTAGGTGGTACGAAGGTTCACCCCAAGCACTTCGGCGAGTTCTGAAGCCCTGTATGGGCGTGAGGCGAGGTACGACACGGCGTAGATGGTGGCCACTCTTCGTTGGATTTCTTTTCCTTTGGGCTTGGGCATGGTTAGGGGATTAATTGATATTTGCGTCCGTTGTGTTCGATAACTTCGGGGATGCGGTTGTCTTTGATGTAACCATCTGAATCTTCATAATAAAATCTATTACCTTCAGAATCGTATTCACGATTTACCCAAAATCCATTTGAATACTCCATGTAGATTATTCTACGATTCTTGTCTCTGATTACCAAGTCCCCCTTCGCCTCAAAGTCCCAGTTTAGCCATTGGCCGATTGTTTGTATGACTTTCATCTTAACTGGCTTTAAAAGTAACAGCGATGCTTGGTTTTGTCCCTTTGGCGGGACATACGGGGACCGCTTCGCCCGTGGATTCGTCGTACACCGTGGCCTTCCCAGCGTTGCGAAAGGCCATCTTTAGCAGTTCCTCACGGGCTTTCATGCTTGCCTGCAAGTCGCTCCACACTTGGTCGTGCGTGTAGTCGGGCGTAAGTGCCCCCTCCTTGACTTGGATTTCAGCACCGAAGGCGGAGAAGGTCTTGCCGTGCTTTTCGGCTTCGTCACGGACGATGTCTTCGGTTGCTTTGAGGACTTGCTCCAAGGCTTTGACGACCGCTTTGAGGCGTACATGGGCGGCGATGGGATTGACCTCGCCTTCCTCGATTCGGAGGATAAGGCCAGCAGCGATGTCGGCGATGTCAGCCTTGCTGATGTCGCTCTTGGGTATGGTAACTAAATGGTTCATGGCATTTGGGTGGTTTGTTGGGATTGGAAGAGGGAGTTAAGGGTGTGGACCTTGCGGTCCCATATTGGCCAAGGTAGGTGAGCGGCGAACCACATCACTTCGTCAAAGGTCATAGCCCAATAATATTCGTGCTTTTGGAGGATGGAGATGAGTTTTTCACCGATAATGGGACTTTGTTCCTTGACTTCAAGGATGGCTTTGAACACATCGGCGTTGCATTGGGTCAGTAGGTTGTCCATGGCTTATTTTTTAGAGAGTTGGTTTTGGATGAATACGATGCCCTTCTCGAAACGGGCGGGGGTCATTTGGTCAAAATCTTTCATGAACCGCTCCTGCTGGTCAGCGGGGAGTTTCTGCACCAGTTTGAGGAAGTCGGCTTTGAGCGTTGCAACGGTTAGGTCGTCGTAGGCGGGAACAAGGCCGAGTTTGTCGGTCAAGTCATTGAACTGGTCCTGCTTGGCAATAGCCATGGAAACCTCGTTGGCGCTGGCAATGCTCGTTTCAATCCCGATTCCAAGGGCGGCCAAGGCACGGCCAAAGGCAGAGGTTTCGCAGTTTTCGACATAACTCGTTTTGTTAATCATGGACGAGGTGCGGTCCTCATGGGCATGGCCCGTTGCACGGATGCGGCCATCGGCATCCCGAATCATTGCTTTGATGCAGCAGCGGTCGGGTTGCAGGTCAACGAGGTCGGATTCAATGGACCAACCTGCATAGGCTGGCTCGTTGCGGAAGAACAGGAGGCGTTGGTTGACTTCAACATAGTCCTTGCCTTTGATGTTGGTGGTTTTAAACTTGTGCATGGTTTGGGGTTTAGTTGGTGATAATTGCAAAAAAGAATCTGCCGAAAAATGCGAGGCCGAGGCAGGCGGTCAGCACGATGTAACCCGTCGCAAGGGCGGCTTTGAGTTTGGTTTTGGTTTCGTGGGTCATGGTTTTGGGGTTAGTTGTTGAACATATTGTGGGTCATAACGCCATTCTTGAAAATCCAATGGCCTTGCACATCGGTGCTGGTTTCTTCGTACACATGGACCTCGTATTCCTCCGTAAGGCACTTGGCTATTGCAAAAGCCGAACCCTTGCTATATGAGGTTACGAGGGTGTACTGGTCGCCTCCGCAGATTTCTTTGGACACGGGGTCAGTCGTTGATTCTACGACGATGACGGGGTATTTTTTGATGGTTTGTGGCATGGTTGGTGGTTTAGTGTCCGACAAAGTTACAACGCCTCTACCATTTTGCGACCGCTCGTGTCATTTTTTTATGATTTTCTTTTTGGGCATTTACACCCGATGCGGTATAAGATTTTCAAAACTCTCTGTTTTGGGCATATTTCTGCGCTATCGGGTATAAATTTGCGGTATGACCTACCACTCTACCCGACCCGCCAAAGCCCTCACGAACGCCTTGGAGCGGCTGATGATTGCGGTATCCCCCGCTGACTTGGAGCAGAACCACGCCCTCCTGTGCGAATACCGAAGGGCTTGCGAACTGCTTGGGTATGACCCGGCAAAAGCCCAGTGGTCCGGCATTCACGAAGTGTCCGCCTCCCAGTTGCCCAAGGACGAAGACCACACCGTCTGCTACTATCCCCTCCTTAACCCCGAAGAATAACCATGCGAAACATCACCCACCTCGTCGTCCATTGCACGGCTACACCGAAGAACACCACGATCGCATCGATCCGCAAACATTGGAAGGAGGGGCTTGGTTGGAAGGCCGTGGGATACCACAAAATCATTGAGCCCAACGGGAACATCATGACCTTGGCTACGGATGACAAAGTCACCAACGGGGTGCAGGGTCACAACGCTAACTCCCTCCATGTGTCCTACATCGGCGGGAAGGACACGGACGACCGCACCATTCAGCAACGCCAAGCCATCGCAGGGGTGCTGCTATCGTGGTTGCAGAAATATCCCAAGGCCCGCATTTGCGGACACAGGGACTTCCCAGGGGTGACCAAGGCTTGCCCGCAGTTCAATGCTGAAAAGGAATACGGCTACCTGTACCTAACTGCCAGCAGTGTAGAACCGGTCGCAGGGGGCGAAGGAAGCAAAGACCTGTAATTCGGGACCTCTTCGGTCCTTGCCTACAAACCTGCCTGCTTCGAGGGTCATCCAATATCCGCCCAAAGGCTTCGGGCCTCTTCCACGCTCAACGTGAAAGCCCATGTACCCGTCTGCCCATTCTTCCTTGTACGTTGCCGTCCTGACTTGATGCACGGGCTTTTGAAGAATTTGGTGAGTAGTACGCACATAGCGGTTGACGATGTTTTGGTGGTAATAAAGTTCGTGAACGTGGCCCTGCCAAGTGCAGTCGTAGCCCTCAATGCTCGCAAGGATCCGTTGATCTTGAATGACTCCCTTCGTTACAGGTCCACCGCCCCCAGAGCCGTGATAGTAGTGCATAATGAAGTTGCAGCGATGGTCCGGGTCGTAAATCATCTTGAAGTCAAGAACTCCACCATAGCCCCCGACTTGAATGTCGGTCTTGCAGGTGTGGTTGAGTATTGTTGCGAACCGAAGGAGGATGTCCGTTTCTTGGTGTTGGATAATGGATGTTTCGTGGTTCCCGTAGCCAAGGACCAGTAGGAGGTCCGCATAGGGTCGGAACCATTCGACTGCCGTGTCCACGATGGAGTCAAGATATCGCCCGTTGTTATGCTCTGGACGAATGTCGTCCTTGCTCCTGCGAGGGTCGCCCTTGCCTTGCATTAAACAAAAAAAGTCCCCATTTACGAGGACTTTCGCACCCCTGCGTCTTGCTTCTTCGAGGTGGTTGGTAAGCAATGCCCTGTCGCACTTTGGGTTGTCCCAGTGCAGGTCGGAGAGCAAAAGAAATTCTTGGGTTCGTCCGCACTCAATGGCGTGGACGTTTTTGGAATGCTTGGTTACTTTCATGAGAGGCTTTTAAGTTTGGCATTCTCGGCTTGGAGTTCATGGATGGTATGCTCCATTTCCTCAAGTCGTTGACGCAAACTTACCACCTCGTTTCTAAGTTGTGTTAATTCCTTGTTTTGGGACTCACTGGTAGCCTGCCACATAGCGAGGACCGCTTGGGCTTGCCTGACTTGCAGGGAGTCCGATTCAACACGGCCCTTTGTAAACCAAGCGACCGCTCCACCGACGATTGCTGCAACGCTCCCGACGATGGTGGTTTCGATTAGATTCACTTCTTGACCTTTACTTTATCGATTGTCATCCAACCAACTGAAAGCAAGGTGATTAATGCACCGATAATCTCTTGCAAAGTTTCGGTGTCTAACAAGCCTTTGGCGACGAGTGTACCACCGATAAAGGTGAGAAGGTGGCGAAGTAGTGCAATGACGGCTGATTTCATTATTGGGAGTTTAGGGGTTTCGGTGTTGCGTTTGCGGAATAATCTCATTTGCTCTTGGGTTTGTTGGCGTTGTAGTCGGCTTCGTACTGGGCCTCCCAACCTGCAAAGGCGTGGACACCGCAGGGTTCGGGCCAAGTTTCGTATTGGGTCGCTTCCTTGGGAGCGTCGTCTTGCCATAAGATGTCGTAGCAGATAAAGCCATCCAAGACCCCAAGGGAAACCGCAGCGGTCGTGCCTTCGCATAGAGCCAGCACCTTATCGGCATCGGCCTGCTTGGGGAATGCGTATTTGCGGAAGCAGGGCATTGTTAAGTTGTTAGGGCTTGGAGTTGAGCGTTTGTGAGCCTTGTGGTGTAGAGGGCCACCGCACGGATGCGGTCGTTGAAATAAGGCACGCCACCAATAGTTTCGCCTAAACTTATGACGTTGAGGCCGTTTACAGGAAAGTTGGTTGAGTTATTACTTGTCAAAACTGTTGCCCCGTTAACGCTCATGGCATAGTCCCCGTTCTTATACCCAAAGGCTATTTTGTAAATCCCTGCGGAGGCTGCTGACGAAGTAAATAGAGTCGTAGCACCCGAAGTATTCACGGCTTGAACTAATACACCAAAATTTGCGGCTTTTCTTATTCGGAAATTCTCATTACTTGAATTTCCAACTATAATTGCAATAGACGCAATGGCTCTGCTAAAATCTAATTCAGTATAAATAGTACCTTCGCTTTGACCGATACAACCGCTGACCGTTGATACGCTGATAACGTCTGCGTTGCGGGTTACAGGTGCGGTGGTTGTTGTGGGGATGGGCGATGTAGCAACAGGGCCAACCTCGCCTTGTGTAAAGTCCACCTCAATCACGTCGCCACTCACGGCCAAGCGAATACCGATTGTTCCACTTGCAACCGTTTGAGCAGCACAAGCAACTTGCGTGTAAAGGCTTGAAATTGTAACGGTGGTCCAGTTGGTTCCTCCATTGGTCGTTAATTGGATAGCCCCCGTACCCGTTACCCTGCGAATGTATGCCGAGAAAACACGGCTCTGCGATGCGTGGGATAAGGCTTGGAGAACTGTTCCACTTGCAGCCGTTGCGGTTATTGTCGTGGCTCCTGATGCAACTCCATCTGCACCGACGGCATTCTTTGCGGTTGTTACGGTTGTTCCTGACCAAACGGCATTGGTTAAATCTCGGCTATGCAGGGCCAAGTTCTGCGCACTCGGCTCAACGAGCAAAGCAGGGCAGCCAACAACGCCACCACTTGCGAAGTAGTCCAACCTCGGAATCCCCGAAGCCACAACCTCTATATTACCACTTGCATTGACACGGGTCGCAGTCGTCGCACGGGTTACATTGAAGTCGCCCGATGCACCAAGGACCAAACCACCCGAAGTCGTAGCGACTGGGGTGTAGAGTTTGCCCGTTTTGAATCGTGCAGGTACTAAAATCAGCGAAGGTGTCGGCATTGTTAGAAGTTGAAGATTGCAGCGAATCGTGTGAACAGGCAACCATTCACGGCAGCCTCGGCAGCAATTGCTCCGTCAGCCGTAGCCCTTGAATTAAAGGCGTTCCAAGCGGTCAAGGCAGGGCTGCTGCCAAACTGCATTGAGCGAGGATAACCGTAGCCGTAACCTATCAGCATCGCTTACAGGAATGTATATCCGATGACGGAACCTGCGCTTGGAGTAACGGCAGTAATCTTACCTCCGTTGCGACCGCTGATAACGATGCCAGCGGAAACGGACTTGCCACTCATAGCGTAAGCGGTTAGCAGGTTTTCGCTTCCAGTCCCGGTTAAAGTTGTGAATGTGGCTGCGGTGTTGACTACCAAGAAGTCGTAGTTTTTGCCTGTAACGGCAGCGTCAACGAATTCCATCGTACCGCCTTGGCCAAGCATTTGTTGCAGAATAGGTGTAGGCATAATTTGCTTTTAGTATAAATGTAAATTAGGTCGGAATTTCACAAACCGAATGGCCGTAAGGGATTTCAAAAGTCATCGTTGCCTGCCACCCTGCGGTGCGGTCATCCCGGCTCTCTACAAACCTCGTAAGGTTCACGCTGGATGAGAGGGTCCAGTCCTCGCTTGGGTCGTTTGTGAGGCTTGAAATGAAGTCCTGTGCGATTTGTAGTTGGTCGCTTAGGACCTCGTCCTCGTTATCCTGCCAACCCAGCGTAGGGCTGCCCGAAACCACTCCGCCCATCGGCTTGATGGACTCCACCCGGTCGCTAAAATAGACACCGACCACAAGGTCCAAAGTCCCAGCATCAGTAGTTGCCGACTGCACATCTGCAAAGACCAAAGGATAGACGATGCGTTCACGGCTTGGGGTTCGCAGGTTGATGGTGTTGTCCGTGCCGATTGCAAGCGGGTCGCCCGTCCCGAAGGAGTTTACCTGCGGATGAGCATTTGCAAGCGCAAGGAGTGCTTGCTTGATTTTTATCCATGACATAAGCCTGTAATTTCAGAATATTTTTTGAATGCGCTCCCATCGTTAGCAGTTGTTGCAGTAGGGGTCGTAACCGTAGGGCCATGGCCTATCAAGCCCAGCGCCACGGCGGAGGGTCCGAGCGTCGAGAGCCATGCCTGTGTTGTAGTTGGTTCCGTTCGGGTAGATGGTATCCAAAGCCGATGGCGGGGAATTAAAGAGCGGATAGTCGGTGCGGTTCTCCATGAGGTAGCGGGTGATGCGCTCGGAGTACCACTCAGCATCGTTCTTCACTTTGTCGGTGAGGCGGGTGATTTCGTCCATGGACATTTGGCTGGATTCTTCGCTGGTTCTGCGGACCATTCCCTTGTTCATGTATTTAAAGGCCAATACCATGGGTAACTCGTAGTAGAGCCATTGCACCATAGCGGGTTGGATGTAGTCCTCCAAGAGCGTCGTGTTGAGGGCCGTGGTCGTGCCGCTCACCACTTGCGTCACCATTTCGCTATACAGGGCCGAACCGACTATCGGCTGAATCCGCATCTCTTGGACCTTTACAATCGTGGGCCGAATTTGGGTAAACGACACATTCTCGTTTATGACCGAGTTGTCCAGCAGGGTTTGTTCGCTTATGAATAGTGCCTTCATGCTTTCGTGATTTTATTGCCTTTGCGGATTACCAACTGCTGCTCCCAAATGTGTCTGCATTGGGGACGGTTCACTCCGCTGGCGGTATGGTACCAACCGCCTCTGCGATTCCAAACGCTATACCCCATGATATTGGAGATGCCGTTGATGTCGTCACGGGTGTACACCTTGCCTTGGTCAGCGAGGTCCAGCATCACCTTGCAGAACTCACGGCTGGTTTGTTTGTCCTTGTTGCTGAATCCAGCGGCCCAAGAGTATTTGTAGCGGACTTCAAGCACGGGTTCATCCGTTGGCTTGGCACCTTCCTTGGAGATTTGGTCCACCGCTCTTGCGATAGGGTAGCGGCCTTTGGTAATCAAGTATGCCACCCGCTTGGCGACCTTGGCCTTGCTGACCCCGAACTCCTTGGCCATTTCTTCTACCGATGCGTCCCGATTCTTCTTGCGGTACTTTTCAATTTTCTCGTCGAGTTCTTTCTCTTCCTCCCCAAGTTCAGCGAAGGCTTGACGGACTTGGTCGTCCAAGTCGGCATCAAACCGCATTGGCTTGGAGTGCATGACCACATAATCGTCCGAACTGCTCCCAAACTTACTTGCGACCACCTGCAAGACCTTGAATTCCTCGTCCCCCCATCCGTAGTCCTCGGTGTCTTCTTCGCCCCATTGGGGTTCGCTGAACGCCTGCTCCTGCACGCCCAATAGGGTGTTCACTTCTTCGGCCGTCAACCCGAAACCAGCGGATAACATTGTGCGGGCCATCTCCAAGGTGATTTTTTCTTGGGCATAGTGACGGACGATTCTCATCAGGTTTTGGTACTCCCTGCCCGACAATTTCTTGATGTTGTCGTTCCCCATCATGGCGGGGGTTTGCGGTTGCTCGTCGGGTTGGGGATTGGGTCCGACGACATCCGAAGGCGTGCCAGCGGGGGTCATCAGCCCTTGGCCCTCTGCCTTCGCAGGAAGCGATACAAGCGCACGGATTTCATTGGGTGACATTGACTCCAGCACCTTGTTTGCAACGAGCGGAGAGAGGCTATTAATAGCCGTGATGACATCCTGCACGCTGCTCTCGGTCTTCACTTCGATGGCAGGCAGTCCCGCCTTCTCTCGGAGTTCGGTGGGTGTCATTGCTTGAATCATTGCGTTCTCGCTTAACTGCTCGGTAATCGGCTCAATGGGTATCAATTCCATCCCTTCCACTCCATTGAACGAACCCAAATAGTTAATCATCCGCTCCACCTTCCTCACTCGGTCGTTGACATAGGTGGCCTTGAATAGTTCGTATGCCTCCACCAGTTCTTGCCTGCCTCCCAGTTGGCCCTCGGTCTTCACTCCAAAGAGCATCGGGTTCACGACACGGTGCGAAATAAAGATTTCGGACTGGATGGCCTTGTTCAAAATCTCAAACTGCTTGTCCATGTCGCTCGGCGTGAGCGGTTCAAGCGTCGGGGCCTTGCTGACATCATCGTTAAAGGTCACCACAAAGCGACCCGCATTGTCGGTCCCGCTGAACTTGCGCTTGATTTGCCGTTCAATGTCACCCTGTTCTTCGGGTGTCGGGATGCCGTTGTTGAAGTTTATTAAGTACCCACCCCAAAAGTTATTCCGCAGGTTGTTGTTGTGAAAGTTGGATACCTGCACATCCGCTTCAATCCATGCCAACCCCCCCATGTATTCGGGGAGCGGATAGGACTTCACGCCAGCGGCATAGACCCTGTAATAGAACAACTGCTTGCCGATGCGGTTGTCTGCATCAAAGGCGGGGATTTTCTCTACATCCCCGATTTTGGGGTAGAGTTGGACCATTGCGTCGTCGTACCAATCGGCAACCTGGAACATCCGCTCGTCCTTGTCCACACGGATTTTTTCAAAGGGAATGTGCTCCATCTTCGCAATGGTTCCCATTTTGTTCCATGTAACCGCAACCGCAAACCCGTTGAATAGTTCCAAGTCAAGGACGAGTTTCTCGGTGATGTCGTTGAGGTCGTCATGCTCGCTCAACCCGTCAAAAAACTTGGCGTAGCGGGCCTGCTGCTCAACCGTCATCTTCTCCCCAGGTTGCCAGCCTCCGCCCACGATGTAGTTAACCTTCCCGTTCACAATAGCGTTGTGCTTGCTGCTTCGGCGGTAGTTGTCCAGCAGATAGTAGGGGTACTCGTTGAACGCCCCGTAGGTGATGTACTTGCCCGCTTTGTTTTCAAGCATCACGGGGACTTTGTGTTCAATCCCAAGCCATTGGGTGAACGATTGCTTTATGCTGCTCATAGGGTATGGACGGTGAAGTTGAGGGCCGAAATCGTGATAGCACCACCATCGCTTATAGCGTTGACCAAGATGGTAAATTCGTCGTTGACGGTACCTTGCAAGACGGCTTCAATCGTCACCGAGTGACCATCACTATGCGTGGTCGTAATGTCGGTCATTGACTGGTTTATGGCGTTGCCGTTCTTGGCGATGTAAATCTTGATTTGGTTGCCGTTGCCCTGCGAGAATACCATACTTGCCGATACGCGCAAAGCCGCATTGGTTGTACCTGTGTAGGTGATGGAGGTCGTGGTCCGTGAAAAGTTGTAGGTCGTCAGCAGACCCGACTTCATCGCAGAGGTCAGTTTTACCGCACTCCCTTGGGTTGGGGTGAATGCGGTGTCCGTGTCAAGGTACAGGTTCGCAACGCCCCGCTCTCGGTCCAATGTGGCGGTGTCTGCGAGGTCGTCAAATAGTCCACCCACACGGACGGCGGTGTTTGCTCCTGCGGTGGTTTCGTTGGTGATAGTCAGGGCCGAAGCCTGCAACTGACTGCGAGTTTGTACGCTCATTGGAATGTTTGGTCAAAGGTTGAATCAAAGATGCTGACGGCACTTGCGCCGTAGACATTGTACTGGATGGTATTGGCGAAGGTGTTAAAGGTGAGCGAAACTACCTGTACATACGCCAAGCCCGTTTCAACCACCGCAACGGATGCTGCAACCGTGCTACTGGTATCGTAAACCTCATACTTATACGAGCCTGTTTCAACCGCCCCCACGGCAAGCGAAAATTTGTCATAGCGGTTGGTGTAGTTGGAAAGGTTGTCGGATTTCAGCAGGGTAAAGTCGGTCGTGGCGTTCTTGGCAATGTTGGTCAAGCGCAGGATGTAACGGTCCCCCGATGAGGCCCGCTGCGTCCAAGTGACGACGATCGTGTTCGTGGTGTTGGGGGATAGGTAAATCACTCTATTCCCAAATGTAGGATGCGCCCGAATTTCACAATTTGCGCCCGATACTTCGGTAGAGTTCGGCCCTCCGTTCGGCGGTCTTTCTGATGTCAAAGCGTTCCCGTACATCTTTGGACAACTGCATGGCAAGGGAGCGAGCGTAGTCGGGTTCGTTCACAAACTTGCGGACCGCCTTGTACCAAGCGTCTTTCTTCCCGTAGGGGATGAGCAGACCGTTGTGGCCGTGGGTAATTATGTCGGTGTAGGGGATGGTTTCGGATGCGATGATAGCCTTGCCCATCCAGCCCGCTTCCACGACCTTCAGTTCGCTTTTGAGGCGGTTGAACTTAGTATCACGCAGCGGTGCAATCGTGGCGTTGATGAAGTTGTAGCCCCCGACATAGGAGTAGATGTCAGCCGCTTGGATGCGTCCGTAATTCTTATTCAAGCCACGGCAGGAGAGCATCCGTTCGTAATCGTCATAGACGGGGTTGCCGTCGTTCCACCCGCCGAGATAGATTTTGTATCTTCCATCCAGCGACTTGTCATGGGCAAGCAGGGAAAACGAATGCTCCACCAAGGCGATGTCCTCTTGGTGCTGCGCCCCTCCAAACCAGCCGATTTTAAACAGGTGCGGTTCGGGTTCTGCGTTAGTGTCGGGGAGGTACTGCTGGTAGGCTTCGTAGGGTTCGTTGGGTAGGATGGTGACGGCCTTATTGAGCAGGCGAATCTTCTGCGCCAAGTGTTCGGTCGTGGTGGTCACATGGTCGGCCAAGCGGATATGCTCACGAATCTGCTCGTCAAGTTTGGTGTCCAGGTAATGCCGATACATGATGTGTCCCGATTCCAGCACCCAGTAGTCGTCAAGGTCCAATATCACCTTCGCCCCAAACGCCGTTAGAGCCTCGTAAACCTTCCGAATTTGTTCCAAGGTACCTTGGCACCAAAGACGATTAAATAGCCACACATCAACGGTCTTTAGGTCCTCATCCTTGACATTGGCGATGTTGTCCACGCACACATAGTCAAACTCCGTGAAGTTGTCGCCCAAGTAAGCGTTCGGCATTTCCAATCGGTAGAAGGAACACCCCGTCGGGTGGGCGTTGTAAACGATGCAAATTCTCATGGTTCAAAGGTACAAAAAAAAGGGCCACCCCTTGCGAGATGGCCCAGACCACTAAACCATGCGGGGTATGAGGCCCGCAGGTCAAAGATACTCTACGAACCGCTGATTTGTGCGGTCAGCGCAGAGAATGTTGCTGGCAAGATGTTCAGCATTGCATCGGGTTCCATGCCCGTCAGCGTCATCTCGTAGCCTGAACGGTCACCGAATGCAGTACCCGTTCCAGCAGTTCCAGCGGAGGCTTCCAAGCCATTCGCAGCACCCAACACCCAGTAGCGGCTGTTGTTGTCTTGGACGATGACCAGCAAGCGATTCCGAGCCAAGAGGCGCAGTTCATTCCGCACGGCGGTCTGCAACTTGTTGATTGTAAAGGTTACTTCGGGCGTGTAGAACAAGGTTCCGTTCTCGGTGCTTGCGTTCAAGGTTTCCGTCATGGACGAAGTGGCCTTGGTCAAGTCGTACTCGTAGAATCCCGATGAGAAACCCGTGAAGCCTGTGACCGTTCCGCTTCCGTTGGTGTTCACGGAACCCGTTGGGTTAAAGGCTTGGACAAAGACAGTTTTGATACCGCCGACTGAATCACGGCATCCGAGGGCGTAGCCCGTAGTGAGGGAACAAGACATAGTGTATATTTTATTTTAGGGATGGAACAAAATAACGGGGGGAAGTTTCCCTCCCCCCTTACACTTAGGCCAGTTTGAAGTCAACCATCAAGTCGGGATAGGCGAACTGCACACCTGCTTTGAAGGCGGCCTGGAAGCGGACTTCATCGTTGTCCTTGGAGTACCACAACTCAAAGTTT